GGATACAAAGGGGGTAAATGGAAAAATGATAAAAATTGAATGAAAAAAAAATAATGATAGTGCTTGAATGTTAATTTTATTTTTGAAAAGTATAATAAGGCATGAGAACTGCAATAGAGACAAACGAAGGTTTTAGACTTCTTTGGATGGCACCGCGTGAGGAATGGTTTGACATTCTATCCAAAGTCAAGGCGATACCTGGTGCTGTGTTTGAGCCAAACAAGAGAATTTGGAACATTCCAACAGCTATGCGTGATTATGTTTTCAATTTGGGTTTTCAAATTCAAGAGATGCAGCCAATGGAGAATAAAAATCCATACCCAGAGGGCTTGCGAAAATATCAAATAGAGGCATTAGAATTTTTGAAAAGGAATAGAGGGCGAGGGCTTATAGCAGATGAAATGGGAACAGGCAAGACTATCATGGCACTTGCTTGGGCTTTCATATTCCCAAAGCAAAGACCTGTTTTGGTTATTGTGAGAGCGCCTACAAAACTGCAATGGAAAAAGCAAATTCAAAAGTGGGTGCCAAATTCAAGCGTTTTTATTTGTGAAGGGCAAAAACCTGTTAGCTCTTCAAAGATTTATGATTTTTATATAATAAATTGGGATATTCTTTCACACTGGACAGCAGAGCCAACCAGAGGCGGGAATTTTCTCGGTTCTAAAATTCCACCTGCTTTAATAATTTCAGATGAAGTGCAAGCTATTTCAAATCCGAGTGCAAAAAGAACAAAGGCATGGAGAATGCTTTGCAAAAATGCACCACAGCACATAGCACTTAGCGGAACACCATTCACCACATTTCCTATTCAATTTTTTTCAATTTTGCATGAACTTGCTCCTACCGTATTCCCAAATTATTACAAATTCTGCTACCGATATGGAGCGCCAAAAGAAACTATCTATGGAGTTAAATTTAAAGGGGCAAGCAATGTAGAGGAATTGCGAAAACTCGCATCACCTTATTTTATTCGTAGAACAAAAGCGGAAGTTTTGAAAGAGTTGCCAGCAAAACAAGTTGAAGCTGTTTATCTTGAACCAAAGCAAATAACAAAAAGCACAGAGCAGTTCATAAAAGAACTTGAAGAGAAAGTAAAGTCAAAATTGCCGCTTAATATGGATACTCTTTATTTATACCATGACAAAAGGGAAAATGTTTTGCGCTATATAAAAGATTTTTTGGAAGATACAGACAAAAAGCTGATTATTTTTGGGTGGCATAAATTTGTGGTTGATGATTTGACAAATGAATTGCAGTCTTATGGAGCATTGAAATACTATGGCGGTATGAATGATTATGAAAGGGAAAATACTGTAAAGGCGTTTAAAGGGCTTCAATGCAGAATTTTGGTTGCGAATATGGCAGCGGGCGGTGTTGGCATAGATGGACTGCAAGAATGCTGTGATACTGCATTCTTTGTGGAAATTTATGGCAGCATCGCAACCCATGCACAGGCAGAGGATAGGCTTCACCGAATGGGTCAGAATAATTCTGTGAATATAAAATACCTCATAGCCCAAGATTCGGTTGAAGAAGTCTGGGCTGAAACTTTGGTGAATAGAGGAAATTACTTCAAGGAAATTCTAGGTGATGATGTTTCTTTTTTCAAATTGCTTTTGGATAGAGCAGAAAAATTAAAACAGCAAAAGGAGAATACAAATGAAAATGGAGTGTAAAATTGGTTTAAGGCTCAATGCTGAACTTACAGATGCAGGAACAATGAAAATAACTGCATTTTTGAATGAAGCCCAAAGCCTTGTTTGGTTTATCCCTTTGGATAAGTTTCATAGTGAAAAAGTTATTTCCATACAGGAGGATTTATGACATTTAAATGTAGTAAATGTGGAAAAGAAAATGAAGTTGATTTTGAGGATTTTGAATATGTTTATTTGGTGATAGACCAAAGAACAAATGATGGCATTGATGTTTTCTTGCAAGAGGAAAATGCCAAAGGGAAAGCATTATTTGACTTATATTGGACTGTCGTTAGAAAGGATTTGTTATGAAAAGAAAATTTTTTGCATGGCTCATAAATTTGTTTAGGAACAGAAAGGCAATTTTGTTTTTATGCGTTTTGCCTTTTCCTATTGGTTTTTTGCTTTATTGTTTTTCCATGTGGCTATATCTGATACTTTTCATTGGTGGCTACATTTCACTTTTTCTTTTGGCTTTGAAAATTGAAGAGTGTGAGAAAAATAATTTATGAGCAGAGATTGGGAACTTGAATTTTTACTGCACAAGCAGAATTGTTCTTTTTCCACAGGAGAATATAAATGTAGAAATTGTTTTGCAACCAAGTTAAAAATTTTTGCAGCGAAGGCAAGAAATAGAAATGAATATAAGGATTTTTATCCTAATGAGGAAAGATGTATGATAGAAGATGAATGTGAAGGCTTGATGTGGAATGGAGAGATTTGCTGATGTCAAAAGCGTTAGAGAGAATTGAAGTAAATGAAGGGTTATTGATTTTGCGAAGGCTTTGCTGGGAACAGAATTTTTTGGAGAAATGCACATTCATAAAATCATATATGTTTGAAACACCAGAGATGCGAAAAATAGCTGAGTGGGTTTTGGAGTATTATGACATTTCCAAAAAGAACATAAAAGGCAGATTGCCAGAATTGTTTGTTCGTTTTTCAAAAAGCAAAATTCCAAATGTTGATTTGGATATTTTGAAAAAACTAATAGATAATTTAACACAGCCAGAAATGGAAGCTGGTGAATATGAAATTCGCTCTGCATTGGAGTGGAGTAAATTTCGTTCTTTGGAAAAAATACAGAAAGAGTTTAACCAAGCCGTAGATGTGAAAGATACTGAAAGAGCTTATAGTATTTTGGCAAATTTTAAGCCTGTTGTTAGATTTTCTGGGCAAGGAATAGAGGTATCAAAAGATTTTGAAAAGGCAGTTGAAGGTTTTAATTCGCAGGACTATGTTTTATTTCGTTTGCCTGGTGCTTTGGGTGATATGCTCGGAGCAATTATAGCAAGCGATTTCATAGGCATTGTTGCACCTATGAAGCGTGGAAAATCTTGGTGGCTCATTTATTTTGCGGTGCAGGCAGCTTTGAGGGGAAAAAGAACTTTATATGTGAATTTGGAAATGCGGGATAGTGATATTTGCAGGCGTGTTTGGCAAGCTCTTTTAGGAATACCAAAATTTTCTGGCAGGGTTAAATATAAATTGCCTTCTTATACAAAAGATTATGGCTATCAAATGCAGGAATTTGAAAGAGAGTTCCCAGAAATTACAGAAGGATATTTGCGAAAGGAATTGGCAAGGTTGCAGTCCAGTTCAAAATTTGCAGGCATAAGAATTGAAAGCAGACCGCCTAAAAGTTTTACAGTTTCACAGCTTGAAGAGTTCATTGCTCTTTTGGAAAAAGAAGACGGCTGCATACCAGAGGTAATAATTGTTGATTATGCCGATTTAATGCTAAGTGAATATAGAGGGAGTGATGATAGGCATAAACTTAATTCTATTTGGGAAAATTTGCGCAGGCTTTCTTTGCAATTTGATTGTGCTATAATAACTGCAAGCCAAAGCGGGCGCAATACCGTCAAAGGTGATAGGGATATTTCTGGTTCAGATGTATCTGAAGATATAAGAAAACTTGCACACTTGACAAAAATGATGACATTGAACCAGAGCAAGGAAGAAAAAGAAGATGGAATAATGAGGGTTGAGAGTGAAATACAAAGAGACGGCGCAGCTACTTATGGACAAGTTGTTGTTTTGCAGGCTTTGGATATAGGGCAAGTTTGCGTTGATTCAATACCTCTTAAAAATTTTAGGCGAGGGGTTTGAATGTTAATTTTTATGGCGAGATGTATAATAATGGTGATGCTACTAAAAGAAGTTAGTATAAATATGCAAACAGAAGGATTTTGGCAAGGACTGCCAGCAGTCTTTATTTCTTGCTTTGGCTGCTCTGTTAAATGCTCTAATTGCATTGAGCCGTTTAGAGAAAAATATGAGAGCTTGCCTGTGCCAAAAATACATGAATTAGTTGAGGTGGGATTAAAGGATTTTGAATTTCCTTTTGTTGTTATTGGCGGTGGAGAACCCACAGACCAAAGCGAAGAAGTTATGGAACTTATAGAGATGATAAAAACGAAAAATAAGAATATAGAAATTCAAGTTGAAACAAGTGCGGCAGGGGAAGATGCAAAAAAGTTTGCTGGCTGCTCTGGGCTTTTGGCAAATATATGGCTTACAGTTTCGCCAAAGCAGGAAAAAGAACCAGATAAAGTTTTAGTAAAGAGAGCAAATGAATTGAAATTGATTGTTTCAGATAAAAAGGAAAATTTGGAATTTTGCAGATATTTTTCTTCAATAGCAAGCCCGCTTTCAAAACTTAGGTATCAACCGCTTAATGCAGATAATGTTAATTTTAATGCAGCACTTGAAAACTGTTTTTATTTAGCAAAAGAATTTGGCGGCAGAGTTTCAATGCAGTGGCAAAGATTTGTAAAACTAGAAAAACTCAACTTTAACAGAGAGGTATCAGTATGAACAGACAAGAGCTTTTGGAAAAAGTTTCAAAGCATTCAGTGGCAACGAAGTCGGGCGGGCTTTTCAATATGCTTGGCATGAATAGGATACTATTCGGCAAAGAGCATATTTTCACCTTGCTTCAAAATATAATGGTTGTTTCAAAAACACCAGAGAATTTTCCAATAGAGGGGGAACTGGATTTCAATACAGTTTTCAAATTTCTAAACAACTGCTCCGCAGATGAAATAGAAATTTCCCAAATCAAAGAGGGCTATAAATTTGATAGCACCAGAATGGATATGATGCACCCGTTTTTCCCAGAGGAAAAATTGAAGCACGTTTTAACTACCACAGCAGGAATAATAAATGGTGAGTGGAAAGAGACAGCGCAAATTTCAGATGCTCATTTGGAGAGCCTTAAACTTTTGGCAGATTTCAGTGGCGGGCAAGATACTTGTGCCTGTGAAGCCAAAGATGGATATTTGTATGGAATGTTCATTAGTCAATGGGCTAAGATAGAGGCGCAAGAATTTCCAAATTGCCCTTTGTTTTCGCAATACATAAATGATATTTACAATTTCTGCAAAGGCAAAAATATAGAATATTCAATAAATGAGGAATATCTTAAATTCAAAGATTTAGATGATGATACTATTTTGCTTTTGAGGCTTGCCCAAAAATCGGATTTGCTCACTATGGTAGAGCCAGAGATGAATAAAGAGCGCAAAGCGGATACAGTGATTGAATATACGAATGAAGTCAAGCAGGCATTAGTTCATGCTCAAACTCTTTGCGATAAAAAGCAAGGAACTCAAAGCGTGGAAATTTTTGGTGATAAAAACCATTTAGTTTTTGCATATAAAGCAAATGGAACTACTATTAAAGAAAAAGTGCCAGTTCAAAATCTTGGTGATTTTAAGAAAATAAAAATCAAACTTGATACTATGTGCGGTGTTATGCAGAATGGAGTTTCTACAATAGAGACTTTCAATTTATACCCAGATTCAATTTGCATAGCGAAAGCATCTGGCATTACCACTATAAGCCGCTACGATGGATAGCAGAATGAAAAAATTTACAATAGCATTGGTTGAGCCACCCACAGGAGCAAAAGAATTATTTGCTGATTTTGAAATTATTGCAATTCAGCGGCAAATGGTTCAGCAGGTTTTAGACGATGTGAAAATTGATGCTATTGGTTTTTTCAATACTACCATATTAAATGCTTTTATGCCGAGACACCATTTTACAGTTGAAAAATCTTTTGAGTTTAGAGTATTCCCTTTTGATTTGAGTAAAAACAAAAAGCTCTGCATTGTTTTGCCTTATATTGCAGAACCAGAGCAAGCGGAATGGAGTAGAGTTTTGGAAACAATTCAAAATCTAAAAGAGGCATTAAATGATTTTGGCTTTTTGAAAATACCAGAATATAAAGATACAGATTGCGTTGATGTTTTTGACAATGAAAAAGATGCTATTGCTTGGATTAAGAGATGCACAGGGAAAATATGTGCTTTGGATTATGAAACTACTGGATTAAATCCATACAAATCGTCAAAGCATAGAATAGTTTCTGTTTCTATTGCTATAAAAGAAGGTGATATGTGGCAGTCAAGGGGATTTAATTTTTACAGCAATAGTGAAAATTTTATGGCAGCGATTAAAATGTTTTTGCAGAATTCAAAAATGATATGCCATAACATAGCATTTGAGGCGGATTGGAGTTTTTGCTGTATAGGGGAAGAGTTGAATAATTTTTTCCATGATACAATGATAGCCCAGCACTGCATAGACAATAACACTTTCACAGGCTTGAAAGAGTGGGTATATCTTTACTTTGGCATAGTTTATGAAGTGCCTTTTGAGATTTCACGCGGTGATGAAGAATTTAATTATATGGCAAATTTTCCAGTAGGGCAAGTGCCAAGTAAAATTCTTTGGTATAATGCTTTGGATAGTCTTTACACTGGTTGGATTTTTGATAGGCAAAAAGATTTTTTTCAAAAGTATAAACATTTGCAAAATGGATTTTTTCTTTTTATGGATGCAGCGAAAGAATTATGGCATGCACATAAAACAGGCATAAGGCTTGATGAAAAAGCATTGGAGACCGCTTTCAATGATTCATATAAAAATCGGGATTTGGCTTTGCATAAAATATATGCTCACAGCTGGGTGCAGAAATGGAAACGTGGAATGTGGGATATAACCAAAAATCAGCATTTAAAAGATATTATAGAGCAGAACACAGGCATAAAAATGGAGAAACTTGAAGAGGAAGATTTGAAAAAAGTGCCTGGTGATTTTTGCAAACTTGTTTTGGATTATAGAAAAAATGAAAAATTGCGTGGCACTTATTTGGAGCAGTTTAAGAGGGAAAATAGCAATGGTGTAATTCATCCGCAGTATCATTTGCATAAAGTGGTCACATTTAGAACTAGTTCAAGCAACCCAAATTTTCAAAACATACCAAAACGAAATTATGAGATGCAAAAAGTTATTAGAGGCGTTTTATTTCCCACAAAAGGAAATGCGATTTTTGAATGGGATTACAAAGGCGTTGAAGTTGCTATTTCGGCTTGCTATAACAAAGACCCAGAGCTTTTGCATTATTTGAATGAACCAGGAACAGATATGCACAGAGATACAGCAGCAGTTTTATTTAAGAAAAAAGCAGCAGATGTTTCAAAAGATGAAAGGCAGATAGCAAAAAATAAATTTGTGTTCCCTATATTTTATGGTGCTACTTTTGTTTCAATGGCTTTAAATCTTTGGGAAAGTTTAAATGATACTCAAAAGCAGCAAATTGGTGTAAAAGATTTTGACAAATTTCAAGAGCATGTAAAATTTGTAGAGAGCGATTGGTGGAACAGGCGATTTCCTGTATATAACAAATGGCGGCAAAAAGTATATAAGCAGTTTATCAAAGACGGCTATATAGACTATTACACAGGTTTTAGAGCATTGGCACCGAGTTCATTTACAGAGCTTGTAAATAAGCCCATACAAGGCTCTGCCTGCCATTGTTTATTATGGGCTATGACTAGGATAGGCAAGCGCATCAGAGAGTTGTCTGGGCGCAGCAATTTGATAGGGCAAATACATGATAGCATGATTGGAGATATTCACCCAGATGAAGAAAATGCCTGCAATGAAATTGTGCGTGAAGAGGGAATAATAAATTTGCGGAAAGAATGGAAATGGATTATAGCACCGCTTGAAATTGAAGTGAGCAAATCACCAGTTGATGCAGCTTGGAGTTTCAGTGAGGATTATTTGAAATTGGGAGAGCATAAAAATGGATAATGAAGAGAAAAAATGCAGATAGCAAAAATAATGAAAATTATATGAAAGTTTGCCCTATTTGCTTTGAAGAATATGATGAGCGCTCATTGAGTTTTTGCCCCAAATGCGGGCATAGAGGTTTTGAATAAGTTTAACAAAAGGAGAATAAAATGTTGTATCAGAAATATAGACCGACAACCATTGAAGAAATGGTGGGCAATAAAGCAGAGTTTGAGACTTGTGCAAAACTGCTCAAAGGTGGCACAAGGGCATTTCTTTTATGCGGTGCTTCTGGCTGTGGAAAAACTACACTTGCCAGAATAGCGGCAAATATGCTTAATGGTGAAGTCATTGAAATAAATTCCAGTGATAATAGAGGCATAGATACCACTAGGGAAATAATTGAGATGATGAGGTTTAAGCCGCTTGGTGATAAAAAACTTGTTTTTATACTTGATGAAGTTCATAAGGCAACCAATGATTTTCAAAATGCTTTGTTAAAGCCGCTTGAAGATATGCAGCCTTATGTTTATTTCTTTTTGGGAACAACGAACCCAGAAAAACTAATAAAGGCAATTCAAACCAGATGCTCACGCATAACTTTTCAAAATCTTGCTCCAAAAGATTTGCAGATTTTGCTTGAAAGAGTTGCAAAAGGTGAAAAAGCACCAGAGTGGGTTAATAGATTATTTCCAGTCATTATAGATAATTGTGAAGGTTCAGCAAGGCAAGCACTTGTATTGTTGGAAAAAGTTTTGCAATGCAAAGATGAAAAAGAAGCAGAATCAGTTTTATATAATTTGGAAGCGGAAGACCAGAATACAATTTATCTTTGCCGAGCAGTAGTTAATGAGGGTAATTGGGAAAGTTGTCAAAAGCATTTGGCAGCTTTGCAAGGCAAAGACCCAGAAAACATAAGGCGAGCTATTTTAGGTTATGCCTCAAAAGTTGCTTTGAGTGCCAATGCAGGTTTGAATGTTAAAAATAGAGGTCTCGCTGTATTATATGTTATGAGGCGTGATACTTTCAGCACAGGATTTCCAGGGCTAGTTAGCTTAGTAAGTGAATGTTGTCTTTCACAGGCACAACCACAACCACAATTTCAACCACAACCACAACCACAATATAGGAGGTAATATGGAAGAAAGTCTAAAAGACCGCATCACTATCAAGGACAATTTCAATATAGAGGCAGATTTGCGAAAGCAAAGCCAGCACTATTATGAGGTTGGTGAAAAAATAGTTGATGCAAGGAATGAACGTGATGAGCTTTCAGAGCGTTTGAAAATAGTCAAGGCAGAGCTTGACGTAGAGATTAGAGGCACTGCAACTGCAAAGCTAACGGAAGCCAGCATAGCGGCAAAAATCATAACAGATAAACGCTATACAGATGTTTTGCAGAAATTTCTTGCCAAAGAAAAAGAGGTGGGTTATTTAGATGTAGCTTTGAAGGCATTGGAGCATAAACGTGGTGCTTTGGAAACTATTGCAAAAATGCAGATGTCTGGGATAATTCAAGCAAAATCTTCAATAGGAGGGGTATAAAATGTTTAATCCAAATTATCTTAATGATTTACAAAAGAATGTGGAAAATGGCAATTCCAATTTTTCTGTTTGCGAAGTAAAACGTGATTATTTAAAAGTAGAGCCGAATAAATACATTGATATGGTTATAGTGCCATATAGAGCAGGTGTGAATAATCCGCTTGTTATTAAGCGAGTTATAGCACAGGGTGAATGGGTATTTTCTTTGGATTTGTTTGTTCATTCAAGAATTGGAGCAGATAAAAAGGATTATATTTGTCCTAAAAGCTGGGGTGGCAAATGCCCTCTTTGTGATTTGCAGCATAAGATTTATACAGAGCAAGGCAAAGAGGCAGCAGCTAGTTTGCGAGCTAAACAGCGTTCTTGGCTTAATATAGCATTATGTGATGAGTATGGTTCAAGGTATGGTGAAATGCTTGTGTTTAATCCAAGTTATTATCTTTTTACAGAAAAATTGCTTGAAGCTGCTATTGCTGAAAATAGAGGTGCTGGAATTTACCCATTTGCAGATATAGAGAATGGCGGTGTAGTTTCTTGTCATACGATAGAGGAGACTTTAGGCAAAAATAAATGGGTTGCATATTCAAATTTTAAATTCTGCAAGCAGCGAACTGCACCTATGCCTAATGATTTTGTGCGTAGTGCGATTTGTTTTGAGAATTTTTTACATATGCCAGATATGAAGGAATTGCAAGAGTTGGCAAGTGATTCAGCAGCATGGCAAGTTTCGCCTAATGCAGCACCAGCACCGATGCCACCGCAGCAACCTGCATATAATCCACAGCCCCCAAATTTTGCTCAAACAGCACCACCACCTGCACAGCATATTCAGCAATTACCACCACCGCCTGCTTTTTCTCCAGTTGGTTCTATTCCTCAAAATGTAGGGCAAACACAACCTGTTAGTGTTCCTTTTCAGCAATTACCAACTCAAACAGCACAACCATTGGGAGATATTATGTGCCCTAGCGGTTTAAGATTTGGCATAGATTGCGATAGTCAAAGGGCTTGCGGTTATTGTGAGGTTTTTGATTCTTGCAAAATGAAAAAGGTTGGGTAATATGAAAAAAGAAGAGTTGGAAGATGCAATAACAAGAGATAAAGAGCAAGCACCCTTGTTTTATTACAAAACAGGGTGCAGGCTTATTGACATTTTGATTGGCGGCGGCTTGGGAGTTGGAATACCTGGTGGCACAATAATAAATATAATCGGGGATAAAAGCAGTGGAAAATCTTTTTTGAAAAATGAAATTCTTGCTGCCAATTTCCATGCGAATGAAAATTTCCAATGGTTCAGTGATGATACTGAAAGCGGTGATACTTTTGATACCACAAATTTGTATGGTGTTAATCTTAAACCAGCAGAGCGCATAATCGGAAGCCTTGAAACTATGGGGGATAGTGATACAGTTGAGGAATTGGATGCCAAACTTACTCATTTTATTAAAGATGTTCCAGAAGGCACACCTGCTATTTATGCGGTTGATAGCTTGGATGGACTTTCAAGCAATCAGCAAGTAGAAATGAGCAAAAAGCGTGAGAAACTTTTAGAGAATAATGAGGAAGTTAAGAATGAAGGCAGTTATGAAATGGAACTGCAAAAATTTCTATCACAGCATTTATTCAGAGGGCAGCATCCAAAGTTTAAGGAAAAAAGTGCATTGCTATTGGTAGTTTCACAAATTAGGGATAATATAGGCGGTGGCTATGGACAAACATACAAAGTTTCTGGTGGCAAGGCATTGGAATTTTATTGCCACACCAGATTATTTTTGAAGACAATAACAAGAATTTCCAAAAAAGAGGCAATAATTGGCTTGGTGGTTGAGGCAAAACTTATTAAAAGCAAAACGCCTAGACCATTTCGCTCTTGCCGCTTTGTAGTGTTTTTTGATTATGGAATAGATGACATTGGCAGTTCAATAGATTATCTTTTTGAATTGAGGGATAATAAGGGCAAACTAGATACAAGTTCAGCAAGTTCTTTGCGCTGGGGTGGTGATTTGAAAGCACCTACAAATGCAGAGCTTAATGAGTGGATAGAAAAAGAAAAATTTGCCGATGATATGAAAGCCTATTTCAAGGAAAACGGATTGCGCCAAACAAGTGCAGCACTTATGGAATTTATAGATAGCAATGAAAAAGTTAAAAGCAATTATCTGAAAAGTTTTGGCAGGCAAATATCTAGGGGGGAACTCATAGAGCTTTGCGAAAATGACAAAAGCCAAAAAGAACTTTTAGATAAATTGGTTTTGGAAAAATGGGAACAGAATGAGAAAGAGCTATCAAGCGGCAGAGGTAAGAAATATGTTTGATGATAGTGATGTAGATAAACGAACCTATGAAGAGGAGTGTTTAGGTGAATATCTATTTGCAGAATGTAAGAACCAAATGCAGGTAGTTAAATGGGAAATAGAAAAAGCATTTAAAGCTGGTTTTGCTTGTGCATTAAAGAAACCAAAGGGAGAAAAATAATGATTAACCGCATTAAATGTTATATAGGGATTGACAACGGAGTATCTGGCACTATTGCTATATTGAATTCGCATGGTGTAAAATTTGAACCTACACCGGTGATTGAGGTTTTTGATTATTCCAGTAGCAAGGGTAATAAAATTCATAGGATAGATTACCAAAAATTATATGAGCTTTTAAGTAGCATTGAAACCAATAGGGATGCTACTAAAGTTTTTATGGAACGTCCTTTAAAAAATCCAAAATTATTCGCAGCGAGCATTTCAGCAGTTAGAGCATTTGAAATAACTTTATCTGTTGTTGAGCAGTTGGGCTTTGCTTTTGAGGTTATAGATAGCAGAAAATGGCAGAAGTATTTTTTCCCTGCTGTATTTGGCAAAGACAATTTGAAAAAAGCATCAATGCAAAAAGGAATTGAATTATTTCCTGTTGTGAAAAATTTTATTATGCAGCATAAAGATGCAGACGGGCTTTTGATAGCAGAATGGGCAAGGAGAAATAATCTATGAAACTTTTTCAACCAAAGGAGGATAAAAATGAAAAAGACTAATGGCAAAAGTGAAGTGCGTGATACTCTTAATCAAAGGGATAAGCTCTATGGCGGTTTTGCAAATGTAGCAGAAACTTCGCAGAGTTTGAAAGATGTGTTGCGTGAGCATGCTAATTATGAAAATCTAAACCCGATGCAGAAAGAGGCGTTGGAAATGGTTCAGCATAAAATAGCAAGAATAGTGAATGGAGACCCAAACTATAAAGATAATTGGGTGGATATAGCAGGGTATGCAACGTTAGTTGCAGATGCACTATAATGGAAACGAAAGTAAATTATCTCCCAAAGCCTTTGAAATATGGCAGCAAAGGGCAATGGGAGTATATTAAATTCATAGAGAATAATACCAATGAAAAATATGAGGGGATTTGTTATTTAGATTTATGCAATTTTATAGATAGGTGGAAGGGCTTGGCTTGGAGCAACTACAACGATTTTATGAATACTATGGGCAGGCTTTACAATAACACTTTATATGCTTGAATGTTAATTTTTATTGCCAGATGTATAATAATGTATATGGCAGATATTAAAGAAACATTCCGCGAAGAGCTTTGCAGGCTCACTATAATTGCAAATAGCAGTTATGCTCAATTTATGATTGATATGGATGATGTTTGCAGACGTGCGGCAAGGGTTGGTTATGATGCTTATTACAAAGTAGTAGGCGATGATAATTTTGATATAGTCTATCAAATTAGACAATATGCAAAAGACCGCAACCTTTCTTATTTTGAAGATGAGGAAGAAGGAATTTATGGATTTACTTGGGCTGCTTCTTGTCCAAGAGGCAAAAGAGCTTGTAAGCAAGATTTAACAGGGAATTTAATAAACGGATAATTTTATGAATAAAGAAGAGTTTGAAATAGCCTTATTAGATGAATTGAGCAGAGTTAGTTTTGCTGCTCAACTTTCTGGCTATAAGCCTTCACTTGATTTGGAGAAAGACATTAGAAAAGTTTTAGAAAAGGTTTATGAAGATAATCTAAAAACAGCAGAATTTGTTTTATTATGCACAGCAGCGGGGATAGTTTTATGATTAAACTTTCTTTGCAGAATTTTCAGAGCCATAAAAATACAACCCTTGAATTTGACAAAGGCGTTAATGTAATAGTCGGTGTTTCAGATAGCGGAAAATCTGCCATATTGAGAGCATTGCGGTGGCTTTGGACTTCCCGACCGCTTGGTGATTATTTTGTTCGCTGGGGTGAAAAAGATTGCATAGTCAAACTTGAAATAAATGGCAATGAGGTTGTCAGAGGCAAAGAGAAAAAACAGAATTACTATTCTGTGAATGGAAAAGTTTTGGAAGCAATGAAGGCAGAAGTGCCAAGTGAGGTTTCAGATGCTCTTAGACTTGAAGATATAAACTGGCAGGGGCAAAGGGATTTGGATTTTCTTTTGTCATTATCACCTTTGGAAGCAAGCAAGTATATACAAAGGCTTTGCGGACTTGAAGCTGTGCCGCCTATTCTATCCTCTTGCAGTTCAATGGAATTGGAAAATAAAAAATCACTTAGAGAAATTGAAGATAGAAAAACAGAAGCAGAAAACAAAGTCAAGGCATTTGCAGATTTTGGCAAGGTTGAAAAGTTGGCACAGGAACTGCAAACAATGCAGGTGAATTTTGATAAAATGAAAGCCAAAGAAAAAGATTTGGAATACTATGTAATGGCGGTTAAAGATGTAAATAGCAAATTGGAAAAAGGCAAAAACATTTTAATCATGGCAAAAAATGCAGAGGCATTGAAATTGCTTTTGCCAGAGCGCAAGAATTTAGGTGAAAAAATAAATGGGCTTGAATATAGTTTGAGGGAAATTGCATTTGTGGAAAACAGGCTTCGCAAATTTGTCAATTTCGCAAAAGTATCAGCAGTAGCAGATGATTTGAAAAAATTGAATAGTGAAAGATTGGCTCTGCCAGAGCTTAGACCTTTGGAGTATTGCATAGGCTTTGGCAGGGCTTTACAGGGCTTTGACCGCAAGAGGGCTTTATTGGTAGCTATTGAGGCTGCAAAGCGGTCTGTTGAGGTTGCAATAGCTAATAAACAGACTATGATAGATTTAGACAAAGTAATTACAAACAATATCAGTTTAATAACAATGACTAGGTGCGATTTGAGAAAATCTATTCAAGATTTGGAGCAGGCACAGGCATCTTTGCCAAAAGTATGCCCTACTTGTGGAAAGCCTTTGGAATTAAATGAGGCTAAAAATGGGTAAAATAATTAAACATAGAAATAGACAGCCTTCCGAGTTTGCTATTTGCAGAATTTGCAAGCGAGTATATAAGAAAGATGATGTATTATTAAAAGTTTGCGTTTATTGTAGGAGCAAAAGAAAATGAATAGATATACATTTCAATATATTTGCAATACGGAAAAATTCTCATGGGAAACTAGATGTGCGAATGAGTGCCAAGCCTTTGAAAATTTGGTGGCATATCTAAAAGAGCAGAACCATTTGGATATTACCATGATAGAAATGCGTAGTTATGTTGTGAATCATTTAACACCAAGCCGCTATATGCACCCAATAGGAGAATTGCCATGAAAGTAATTTCAGCAAGCACAGAGATTTTAAACCCAGAGAATTTCAAAGACGTTGAAAAATACGTTGAAAAAATCGGCAGGGTTTGCTACAAAAGTGAGGATTTAATCACAGATGAATCTGCAAATAAATTTGTTAAAGGCATAATCAAAAGCGGGCATGAAACTGTAATTGAACACGTTTCAATATCTGTTAGATTTATTTGTGATAGAGGTGTTTCGCATGAACTTGTGAGGCATAGGATAGCAAGTTTTTCACAAGAAAGCACAAGGTATTGCAATTATTCCAAAGACAAGCATGAAAATCAAATTACTTTCATAGAGCCTTGTTTTTGGGAGAGGCAAACACCGCATTGGTATGAATGGGTTGATACAATGGAAAAAATAGAAGAAAGTTATTTGCGAATGATAAAGAATGGAGCGCAACCACAGCAAGCAAGAGCTGTTTTGCCAAATTCACTAAAAACAGAAATTGTTATGACTTGCAATTTAAGAGAGTGGCGGCATTTTTTCAAATTGAGAGCGTTGGGGACAAGTGGCAAACCGCATCCGCAAATGCTTGAATTGACAATACCATTATTGAAAAAATTTGCAGAACTATCACCTGTTGTATTTGGTGATTTATTGGAGGGTTTGAAAAATGACATATAAAATTAGTGAATGGCATAAAGCTGGGCAAGATTTTGAAAGCATTTTTAAAATTTCAATAAGAAAATTTTATGATGGTTTTATGACTATGATTTTTAAGAAAATACAAATCAACCCATTTACTTTTGATGATTATCTTTATGAAAAACATAATGATTATATTGAGGGAATTTCAATGCAGGACATAGTATTGAAGCATTATGGTGAAAAAGGTTTGCAGATGCTTAATGCTTTATTACCGAGTGAGGCAGATAATGGATAAATCTGTTTATATTGTTGTAAAACAATTAGATTATTCAAATGTTGAAGTATTCGGTGTTTATGATGACTATGAGAAAGCAGAAACAGCTATACAAATAGGCAATAAAGCGAATGGTTATCCTTGTTTTGGCAAAAAAGAATTTTTATTAAACTCTTGCGAAGAGGTGCGGAAATGAAATTCATAGCAACTGGTGATTGGCATTTGCGTGGTGATATTCCTCGCTCTGTTAAAGTTGAAAAACAGGAAGATTGGATAGAACTGCAAATAGAAAATTTGAGGCAGATTTTTAAAATAGCAAACAAAGAGAAAATTGAGAGCATAATTGTAGCTGGTGATTTATTCAATACATATCAAGAATCGCAAATTTTGGTGAATAAAGTTTTGCAGATGATTAAAAATGAATTTGGGATAAAAGTTTGGGCGATAGCAGGCAACCATGATTTGCCATATCATTCATTTTCAAATATAGACAATTCAAGTTTTGGGCTTTTGTTAAATGGCGGTGCCATAAATTTATTAGACGATTTTAAAAAAGATTTGGCTCTTATAGGTGCGAGTTTTGGCGTTGAAAGCAAAATACAAAATGCGAAATATGATTTGGCAGTTATTCATAGACTTGTTGCGCCAAAAAATACATTTCCAGCAGATGTGAAAATAGATACACCAGAGGATATTTTTGCAGAATTTCCAATGATAGAAAATTTCATAGTTGGAGATTATCACCACGCATTTATAGCACACAAATTGAAAAGTAAGAAAAATAAAAGTGGTGATTTACTTGTTCCTGGTTGCATCGGTAGGCAAGCAATAGATATGGAAAATTATGAGTGCAAAGTGTGGGTTTGTGATTTAACCAATGGCATTTTTACAGCAGAGCCAAAACCACTTAAACCTTTATGGGATTTGGAGAGGGTTGAAGGTGCAGTGGCTAAAAAAGGGCTTGTAGAGGCTTTTGCGAGTTTCTCAACCTGTGCTTTTGATTATAGGGATAGAATTGTGGCAGAGGATAATTTGAAGCCTTTGACAAAAACGCAAAAAGATTTGATACATGAAATTATTCATAGGAGTGCATAATATGGGAAACGTTGAAAATCTGTTTCAAAAAGTGGA